CTTACCACCAATAGGGATAATACTTGTAGCTGAACCTCCTGCTCCCCCTGTACCCGTACCATAGATTAGAACCTCATCGCCTTCTCTGAAGGCAACTTCGGCATTTTCCATCGAGGTAGGATTAGACGACCCAGTTGATCTTTTGATTCTAATTGTGTTAGCCACTAAAAGTTACCTCCATCGACTAAATTTTCTACAGTACGGGTTGAATCTGCTTTAAATGTACCACTTGTTGAGTCAAAATACACTACTGAGTTGTTTACTTTGTTGGAATCGTTCAAAGTAGTACTTGTCGTAGAAAATGTAGGACCTTGTGGACCTACTGTTGTCAATTCAACAGTGGTTACATCTGAGACTTGTGAGACAACTACTTGATTTGGATTACTCATGTTGTGTAACCTTCACTTATAAATAGTTTACCTTCTAAATAATAGTTTTTGCTACCACTTGGTTCTGTTAATAATACGTCATAAAATAAAATACTTGGTGTAAAAGTAGCAGTAGCGGTATCTGTTAAATTCATATCAATAATTCCACCAGATCTATTTGTATAAGTTATATCCCAATCAGCATATTTCGTGGTGCGTGTTTCTTCCCAAACTTGTGCAGCCACAGTATATCCAGTTAAATTTATAGCTGATCCAGTTGAATCTTTAAATGTCAATCTAATAGGAAAATCTGCTCTCCTATCAACAGTAAAGTTTTTCTTTCCTGGAATTATTGCCATATTTAACTAGGTTTAGGGTTTTCGTCTTTAACTTTTTTATTATGAGTACAAAATAAACCAGTTGAGTCTAACTTGCCAGCAATTATATCATCATAAAGCATTGCTATTTGTTCAGAAAGTTCTGCATATTTTTCAGTCGTTCCATCGTTTTCTCTATTTCTTTTTCTTTGGTATTCCGTAGCTTCGTGAACACCTTGTAGTCGTGTTATTTCAGCTTTAACTTCATCAAGTGTCGGTTGAGTTTGAGAATTACCACTATCCCAAACTAAAGTTGACCAATCATTATCTGATATATTCCAAATTGAATTTGGAGCTAAAGATACCATTGCATGATGTATGCAAATATCGTTTCCATCAAAATCGTTTGTAGTCCAAGCCATTAGTTTTGTGCGTATTCAACGAGGGTTAAGAAACTTCTAGATCCCCAAGAGTCTCCTCCAGAAGTCGTGGCAGTTCCATTGAAATAAATTGTAGAACCACCCTGTGTCTGCATACGATGTTGTATTTGGTAACCTACCTGACTCGTTGTACTTGGCTCATGCCAAAAGTTACAAGTAGAATTTCCACCTCCCCAGTTATTTGCAGGAGTCGGTGCTTGCATTGCACCGTGTAAAACTCTTCCATTACTAGCATTTTGAACAACAGAGCCATTAGCTAATATTCTTATTGCTATATCATTCGCACTTGTAGCTGATACACAACAAGAATAATGCAACAAGATAATGCTGCTTGTACTTTTAGGTGTAATATTTACAGTTCCAACAGGGTTACTTGTCCAAGTATTTGTATTAAAAGATTGAAATGTGTCGCTTGAAGCTCTAACAACTTGTAAAACAGGATCGTCTATAGTTCCTTTTGACGTATTTATTGCCATCAATCGACCTCCTGTAAAAGAAATTTAAATTTTTTACCTGTTCTGTGGTTAATCAAGAAAAGATCTTCGTGTCCTTCCTGTATAGTATAGCTCCCCCAAGTCATGTCAACGTCATTTTCATCACCTTTATTAGATAAGCTTAAGTCATTGACATACAAATTAGCCCATCTTTTACTAGATGAACCCAAATCAAACGTATTAGTTGTGGCAGGAAGTAAAGAACGTAAAGTTGTAAGATTTTGAGATCCTATTTCAGTTAATAAATCACTAACTAAAGCTAAAGTACCTGTTTGATCGGGTAATGTTATGGTTCTGTTTGAAGTTACAGTTCCAGGTTTGATTGCTACATAATGGCTATTGTCATTATCACCAAATCTAATTTCGTTTTGTGATCTTAAAGTTATTCCATCAGCACTAAATATCATTTGTTCAGTACCACCTGAAGCAAAACCCATAATATTTGAAGTGTTTCTAAATAATCCTAAATCTGTATCTCCTTCAAAACTAAATGCTGGAGTTGAAGCACTACTTGAATTATCAATTAATAATGGGCCTGACATTGTTCCACCGCTTTTAGCAAGTAAACCTAAATTCGCAGTATTAATATTTCCTATTTCAGTAAATCCACCGTTACTTGAATTTCTTATTTTTAAAATATTTGTAGTGGTATTTAAAAAAGGCATACCAGCTACACATTGACTTTGGGCTAAGTCAGTAGATTTTGAATTACTTGATTGGATCGCAGCAAAAAGATTATTAAGGTCAATTCTTACGTTCGCTCCAGAAGCATTTTCAATAGTGTAATTAGTTACGTCAGACACAATTAAATACTATTTTTCTCCATGTTAACCTCCTTTACCAAAACCAACAGCACTATAAGTAAAGTTCCTATTAATATTAGCATTACTTGAGTTTTTGAAATGAACTGTAAAGCCTGTTCCTGACACATTTGTTATTTCATAGTAATCACCTGTTGCCATATTCTGTGGAGATACACTTACTGCTGGTAAGAAACTATTTAAGTTACCCAAGCCAGAAGTTCCAACAAAGAACGGACTAGTAAAAGTTACATTTTTAGCTCCACTACCTGATGCTATAACAGAAGATTGCTCAGTTCTTGATGGCATAGTCGCAACATATCCAGCCTGTTGTAAATTCATATTTTGTGCAACGTCAGTAGTATTTAAAGTAATCCTAAATTGGAACCCTCTACCTTTAAATGCTCCATTTGCAAAATCATTAAAGTCTCCATAAGAACTCATATCAGTAGAAGTACGAACTGCTATTTTTGCATTAGCTTCTTGAGCTACTGTTCCGTCAAAATCTGTCCAAGTATCAATTAATTCTGTTCTATTATCAAATTCATCTCCTATGTAAAATCCAATACCTTGAAAATGTCGTTTTAAAACAAGTGAAAATGTAGACCCAAGATCAAGAGTATCTACAAAGTCATAAGTTCCAGTAGCGTTTGAAGCTGGATTGATAAGTTTCAACCCACCAAGACTTGAATCGTACACAACATTAGATTTTGTTCCGTTATAAGGTGTACTGTCTGTATCTTCTCTATCAGTTTTAACTGTTATAGAGTCTAAGATTTCAACAGTTGATAGGCTTACACTAGCTGGATTACTACTAAATCTACCGCCATCATCTTGAAATTTAAGAAGATAAGTTCCAGCCAAAGCAGGAGCTATAACTTCAGTAGCATTACCAGCAACAGCTTCAATAACATCTTGTGCTGCTTGGAAAGTTGCTGCTCCTCCTGTTAGATTTGTATGCCTAACATAAACCCGACCACCATGTAGAACGTCAATATCAACAGACTGCGTAAATCTTAACCTTACAAATTGTTCATTAACTGGCTCGATAGTTAAATTAGTCACATCTCCTGGAACAGTTGATTTACCAACAGCATTAAATTCTTTTGTTGTAGGTCTTGCCGATAAAGTTAATGCTGCATTGTAAGAAAAGACTTCAAATACATAGTTACCAACTGGTGCATCTAGAAGTTCAAAGTCAGAACTAAACACAACTTGAGATACAAAATTACCTTGTTCAAATTTGTAATTCAATAAATACTGAGTGACACCATCTACAGGTTGCCAATCTACAATTAACTTACTTCTTGCCATCCTATTTATCACGACTAATTGTTCACTTACAGTTAGGTTAGAAGGAGGATCTGCTGGTTTATTTAAAAGAGATACTGTTCTTGTAGCTAAAGGCTCATTATCATCTATGAAACCGTATTTACTTTCGTTATAAGTTAAAGCTGTTATTCCGTAATTTATACGATCTTCTTCTTTTACTTCAATAACTCTAAATAACTGAGTCTGTAAAGAATCACTTGATAGGACATAAGGAGAGTTTGCTTGAGGTACGGATGAAAATGCAGATTGTGTAACTGTTGCACCTTGATCGTTTATTTTAGTAACGCTATTTACTGTAAGTACTGCTCCTGTAATATTTGAGATTGAACCTACTTCTACCGTTCCATCGTTTAATATCACACTTATTGTTGGAGTGTCTCCTAAAGAAGGTAAGCTCGTTTGGGCTAAAGCATCTATAGTAATAGCTGTAGTGGTTGCAGATACTATCCTTCCTCCTCTTCTAGCTCCTGATCTTACTGGATCGTTTACTTCGATAACAGAACCAGGTCTTACCACAATTCCAGCGTCTATTGACGTAGTAAAACTAACAACTTCACTTTCATTTTGCTCGCCAAATAAAATTGCTCTTCCTAATCTTGCAGCTTGACCACGGGAAGTACACGCAAATGCTTTCACTTGTTTAATAATCGTTCCAAGTTTTGCTATTGCTGTTGCATCTTCTACCACTTCAAAATCAACCTCTTTAGAATCCATGTTGAAGTAGCTAACTGAAATAACTGAATGACGTTGTTTTAAACTGCTGCCTGAGTAACTGAATCCACTTTCTCCTACGTTGGCTAAATTAAATACATAACTTGCACTTAATGGCTTATCTTGAGATATAGTTACACTTCCAGCAGACCATATTGGCATACATCTCATTACACTAGATAGCTCATTTATGGCATCAAAAGCTTCTTTAGGGCTTTGAATATTAACATTGCAACTAAATCTTGCTTCTTGTGTACCAGCCCCCGTCTTATCATCTACTAATTCATTAGCATATCTACTGGCAGCGACAAAACTAAATAAGTCTAAATTACTGTCTATTATGTGATTCCCTAATCCATATCTAGTATTTGTAAGAAGATCTAGTAAACACATTGCAGGGCAGTTTGTATAAACAGCAGCACCCATCACACCATTAAAAATATAACCACTGGGATAGACTATTCTGCCAGTTTCATTATCAACAGTCGGAGTACCAGAACTAGAAGCTCCTGCTCCTGGGATTCTTACTTTTATTCCTCTGATTCGATATTTCCTTGAAGGAATACGATTAAATTGTTTACTGTCTAAACGAAGGGCTACATATGCACTATCTGGATAAGTGTTGTTATTATCAATAACTTCTTGGTAACTTGAAAACTGAAAAGCATTAACTCTTGTTGATACAGAACTATCGGCAGTAACTCGTATTACCCTTATGTCTACAGTTGTGTAACCACTAGTTAGTTCTATTCTGTGATCTCTAGCATAAGCATCTGCTGTTCTTCCGCTAACAAAAGAAGTAATTTTATCTACATAACCTCCTGTATCATGTTGAATTTGAATTTTATAATCAACCCTATCACCATTAAGATCGCCATTATCTTCAAATATTTGTATTTGAGGCCAAGTTAAAGTGACAATTACAGCATCAACATCTGGATTAGATATTTGTCTTGTAACCGAGCCAGTGATCCCTCCACTGTCAGTTCCATTGCTATTCTCAACTACTACTTGAACACCAGTTGGTGATCTACTTTCATCAATATTTGGAATACCACTCATCGCATCTTGAGGGTTCGTTCCAAACTTTGATTTAAAAGTTACGTCTTGAAAGTTAAAGTCAGTAGTTGCAGGATTACTATTATCTGCTGTAGAAATAAGAATTGGGGTATCGTCAAGAAGCACATCTTTTAAACTTGCATTGTTATAAGCGGTAGTGCCTTTAGAAAGACCTGCTTTTGATGCTGTTGCAAAGCCCTCTATCTCTCCTTCAGAGATTAAATCTTGAACTGTAGCAAAACTTCTACTATGTAAGGAATCGGGAGCACGATATGGAGGGGGAGGGCTACCTCCACCACCACCACCTGAACCTTTAATTATTTTAGTGTTATCGGTCATGCTTCTATTTGGTTAGTGTCAATCGCTGCACTTATTACAACACTTCCTGTAAAAATTTCACCATAAACTACAGGAATTGGAGTTCCTGCTCTTGAAGTATTTTGTACTCCACTAAAACTAAACGATAATCTTGGATCTTCTTCTGAAGAAAATGATTGCTGTTGAGGTAATGGAAATAACATATCAGATACACCAGATAAAACGAGAGCTATACCAATGTTTCCACCGACTGCTGCTAAACTAAACCCTCCACTAGCAGCACTAAATCCTAATCCTCCAAATTGTGCTCCTGGTAATGCTATAGCAACACCTATTAATGCAGCACCTAATAATATTTTTCCAAATCCTTTTCCTGATCCGCTTATTACAGGTATGAAATGAATATCCTGTTGTCCTATAGGGTAATTAATTTCATTTTTATCTATATCATAGTCGCCTACTTTTACTTGGTAGTATCTAGGACTCATGTAAGCTTCAACTTCTGGAAAGTTGTGTATTAAAAAACTTACAGCTTTAGCTAATGTATCTACTTTGACTTCAAATTCTTTATGGCCTACAAACTCGGCTAATTTTCCATACAACTTTATCTTACGAAGCATAGCGTAACCTCTTTCCTGTACATTTTAGCAACCACTCAGAGTAAGGCTCTCTACAAGATAGTCTATCGGTTAAATGATGAATAACATCGCCATCGAAAAATAATGCTACATGATTTAATCCTGGATTTAAGATACTCATAAATAATAAATCACCATTTTCTAAGTTTTCTTCTTTTCTTAACTCTCTAAAACCTGTTCGCCATGCACATCTTTCAAACATTGGATCGTCTAAAAATTTTTGAGGAGTAGTAGGTCTTTTCCAATCTCGTAATTCTATATTTTTATTTTCTTTATACCAATCTCTGACTAAACTCCAGCAATCAGTAATTCCCCATACCCATTGCCGACCCAATAAAGGTGGTTTGTAACCGCAGGGTTCTAAGTATGCCCACGCTTCTGTTTTAGGGTTAACAATATACCAAGGTAAATTACTATCTTCACAACTAATTTTATCCGCTTGACTAGGATTTGGAGGTGTTATCGGATGACTATGCACAACACCAACAATTTCACCTGTATTATCTGCCTTTACATAATCTTCTGGGTCGATAATAAAACATTGGTGATCTGTCATCGAAAGATTACGACAAGGGTAATATCGCTCTTTGCCTTTAATATTTAACAAAAGTCCACAAGACTCTTTAGGATCTTCACGTTTAGCATGAAGTAATGCTTTATATTTCCAAGTCATCCTGCAAACGTACCAATGGAAGGGAAAATTGAGCGAGTTGCTTGACGGCCTGGAATCCGAACTCCAGCAAGATCCGTGGGAGCAGCAAGTTCAAATTCAACAACATTTCTATTTTCTGAAGATTTACGGTCTATTCCATAAATTTCTCTAGGAAATTCGGCAGTAGGATCAGCCGTTGCGTTTTGACCGTTAGCAAAGTTAACAGCATCAATAAACTTTGCCAAAGTAGTTATTCTAGTAACTATAGCTCCTGTAAGATCGTTACCTGCTGTTGTTTCATTAACAGTTAAAAGTATTGCTGAAATTAAACCTGTGGCATTACTTATTATTAATTTGGGTCGAGGTAACTGACCTTTTTGAAATGAAAACCCATTAGCTTCTATTGGAAATCTAAGATATGAGTTTCCAGCCCATACTATTTGTCCATTTGCATTTAGATTACTGCCAGAATGAAAACGATAAATAGTAGTTGCACCATGTAAATCATTATCTAATTGAAGAGTAAACAACTCAATAAGTGCTGACGGATTTATTGATTGAAGATCACTAAATACTGCTTGATTTACTGCCATTATGATACTGGTTCAAATACTTGTCTAAATGTTGCTTGAATAGTTGCCCTATTAAGGTAGGGAATTGACTTAGACCAATCTTCACAAACAAACTGTGAAGAACTTGACTCTCCTGGAGGGGCAAATGTAAAAGATTCTCGATCTAATGCTCTTGCATCTAAAAATGCTTCTATTGTATCTGCTTCTCCTTCTGAAACTTCAAAAGTAAAATTAAATTCTTTTGCGTTCTGATGTTCAGCTAATCCAAGCATAATTCGATGCTCATAGCCATCAGCAAAACGAACAGTTCTAATGTTTGGACTTGATTTTTTTCTTTGTCCGTATTTCGGAGTGATAGAGGGAAAAGTAGCCATTATCCAAGTATTCCTCCAGGTCTTTTCTGGTTAACTAATTCAGATTGTACTGCAACTGAAATCAAACGACCAAGTTCTCTTCCCTGCTGTTCATCACCTTCTACGTTAGAGCCAGAAGCATCTACATTAACTACTACAGTTGTAGATCCCCCAAGAGCATGGTTTGGTGT